ATAATGGTGTCAGAATACACGCCTACCCGTGGCAATGATAAATTTGTGCGTATCAATTCCATTACCGATTTATTTAGTAGTGGTAAAGTGTGGGCTCCTGAAACTAGGTGGGCTACAGAAGTGATTGAGCAGATGGCAGCTTTCCCTAACGGGGATCACGATGACTTGGTGGACTCATCAACACAGGCATTAATTCGGTTTAGAAAAGGTGGCTTTATCCGTCTGGACTCAGATGAAAAAGAAGAGATAAAGAGTTTCCGCCGCAAGAACACTTACTATTAAGGAATACATATGGCAACCAACAGCATGGCCCCTTCTCTATATCAAGCGCCAATGGGCTTAATAAATGAAGATCCTCTTGAGATTGAAATAGAAAATCCTGATAGTGTTACGGTTCACGCCGGGGATATGGAAATTGAAATTCTTTCCCATGCTAAAGGTGACTTTGACGAAAACTTAGCAGATGCAATGGACGAGGGCGAGTTACAAAAACTTGGCTCTGAGCTTATTGATTTAGTTGAAGCTGATATTCAATCCCGCAAAGACTGGGTTGATATGTATGTTAAGGGACTAGAAGTCCTTGGCATGAACTACGAAGAACGGACAGAGCCGTGGAATGGCGCTTGTGGTGTTTTCTCTACTATCCTGACTGAAGCCGCCATCCGATTCCAGTCGGAAACAATTACAGAGAGCTTCCCGGCACAAGGCCCGGTTAAGACTCAGATTATTGGCGATGACAATCAAGAAACTGTAGCAGCGGCAGAGCGTGTGCGTGAGGACATGAACTACCAGCTAACAGATGTAATGACCGAATACCGGCCTGAACATGAGCGGATGCTTTATAACTTGGGCCTAGCAGGAGCAGCGTTTAAAAAAGTCTACTTTGACCCAGCGTTGAATCGTCAAACGGCAATGTTTATCCCTGCCGAAGATTTAATTATTCCCTATGGCGCATCTAGTGCTAATACAGCGGAACGTGTTACGCACTTAATGCGTAAGACTAAAAACGATATTCGCCACTTGCAAGTTGCAGGCTTCTATCGGGATATTGATCTGGGTGAACCAGACAATACACACACTGATGTAGAAAAGAAAAAAGCTGAAGGCCAAGGTTATTCATTGACTGATGATGACCGCTACCAGATTTATGAAATTCATGTTGACTACAACATGCCGGGGTATGAAGATAAAAATGAAGTAGCCCTTCCTTATGTAGTTACTATTGATCGCAGTACTACAGAAATCTTAGCCATTCGCCGTAACTGGGAAGAAGAAGATAAGACAAAACAAAAGCGCCAACACTTTGTACAGTACACCTATGTACCCGGTTTTGGTGCTTATGGTCTGGGACTGATTCACCTAATCGGTGGTTATGCCCGCGCAGGCACTTCTTTGATTCGTCAATTGGTTGATGCTGGCACGCTGAGCAATTTACCCGGTGGTATGAAAACTCGTGGCTTGCGGGTTAAAGGTGACGATACACCAATTGCGCCGGGAGAATTCCGTGATGTAGATATTGCCAGTGGAGTCTTGCGTGACAACATCATGCCGCTTCCCTACAAAGAGCCAAGCCAAGTTTTGCTGGCTTTGCTTAATCAAATTACAGAAGAAGGCCGTCGTCTAGGATCTATAGCTGATATACAAGTTAGCGACATGGGAGCTAATGCTCCTGTTGGAACTACGCTGGCATTGTTGGAACGACAATTAAAAACAATGAGCGCCGTTCAAGCGCGTGTTCACTATTCTATGAAGCAGGAATTTAAACTGCTTAAAGAATTAATTCGTGACCATACTCCAGAAGAATACAACTACAAACCTGAAGGCGGCAATCGCAAAGCTAAACAGGCAGACTATGATTTAGTAGAGATTATTCCTGTCAGTGATCCTAACAGCACCACAATGGCGCAACGGATTATGCAGTATCAGGCAGTTACCCAACTGTCTGCTCAAGCTCCCAATATCTATGACTTGCCGTACTTGCATCGTCAGATGATTGAAGTGCTAGGAGTAAAAAACGCCGACAAAATTGTGCCTATTGAGGACGATCAAAAACCGCGTGATCCTATTAGTGAAAACATGGCTTTCTTAAAAGGTAAACCGACTAAAGCATTTATCTACCAAGACCACGAAGCCCATATTGCGGTGCATTCAACATTTATGCAAGACCCAATGATTGCAGCGCAGATAGGACAAAACCCTATGGCCCAGCAAATGCAGTCAGCAATTCAAGCTCACATTGCAGAGCATCTTGGCTTTTTATATAGGACAAAGATTGAAGAACGCCTTGGCGCTCCTTTGCCTAAGCCGGACGTTGAACTGCCGCCAGAGTTGGAAGTTGAGTTGTCCCGTGTTGTGGCGCAGGCATCGCAACAGTTATTGCAAATGAACAAAGCCCAAGCGGCTCAAGCCCAAGCCCAACAGCAGATGCAAGATCCAATTATCCAAATGCAGATGCAAGAACTTCAGATTAAGAAGCAAAAAGCTGACGCTGATGTTAAGAAAATTGACGCGGATATTGCTCTAGCCCAAGCCCGATTGGCGTTAGATGCGGATAAAGGCGGCATTAGCCCCATGCAAATTGAACAAGAAGCTATGCAAGCGGAGCAGTTACATCAACAGCAGCTTCAGATTAATGCTCAAAAAGCAGCGCAAGCTCAAGCTGCACAGCAACAAGCCCAACAACAACAGGCTCAATTGCATCAACAAGGAATGATGCATAAAGATCAACTTCAGCAACAGAAACTAACCCCCGGAGGTATGTAATGGATGCAATGACCGCATTAATTAAAGATATAGACGAAGATATACAACAGTTAAACCAAGTAATATCTTCTGGTGCAGCTTCTGATTTTGCAGAATATAAATATTTATCTGGTCAGATACTAGGGTTAACTAAGTGTTTGTATTATGTAAAAGACATGGAGAAACGTTTACAACAATCGGATGATTAGGTTTGGATGGGTTTATCTGGGGTTACCCGCCGAAATACGCTTAAACCCCATGCGTGATAGTAAGGAAAATAAATGAATGACTTTAATGTCGCTGCGGTTGATTTATCTGGGATATTAAATACCCACCCAGAAGAAAAGGCCAAACAAGTACCAGATCCATCTACATATTATCTTTTATGTATGGTTCCAAAAGCAGAAGAAGAAATCAATGATTCTGCAATTGGATTGGTAAAAACAGCACAAATGATGCATCATGAGGAGCTTTTATCCCCCGTGTTATTTGTGGCAAAAATGGGGCCAGATGCTTACAAAGATGAAAAACGATTCCCTAGCGGCCCAAGCTGCAAGGTAGGAGATTTCATTCTTACTAGGCCAAACACTGGTACTCGCATGAAGATTCACGGAACAGAGTGGAGATTAATCCACGATGAATCTGTTGAAGCAGTTGTGCAAGACCCCAGAGGGGTGCAGAGGCCATGAGCAATGCCGAACAAAAAACCAAGGCCGCAGAACGATGGAAGGCATACTATGCAATTCATAAAGATCGTTTAACTCTTGCTGCCAAGCAACGCCGGGAAAACAATCCTGAAAAGGCTTTGGAAATCAAACGCAAATACTACTCTTCTGAAAAAGGTAAAGCGCAAAAACGCAAAGAAGATCAAGTTTATGTCACATCTGGTGGCAGAGCAGAAGCTGAAAAACGCAGAACTGCTAAACCAATATCAGAAGCTCGTAAGCTAGCTAAATTAAAATATCAATTAATGCGAAGTTCTAGTGAAAAACAACTTAATGAGTTTGATTCATTTTGTTTGGGAGAGGCTGTACGGTTGCGTAAATTACGCGCACAATGCACTGGTAAAGCATGGCATGTAGACCATATTATTCCAGTAAGTAAAGGCGGAACAAGCGCAGCAAATAACTTACAAGTTGTACCAGCACTTTGGAACCGTAAAAAATCCAACAAATACTCTGAGCAATTTTTTGCTCATGCTTAAGGAGTCATCATGGCTGAAATTGAAAAAACTGAATTTGAATTTCCAGATGAAGTAGAAACTAAAAATCCACGAGAGGGTGGAAAAGTAGTATCTACTGAAGAAGAAATTGAAATTGTTGACGATACTCCTGCAGCAGACAGACATCGTACTCCGATGAAAGAAGCTCCTGCTCCGGTAACGGACGAGGAATTATCTAAATACTCTGACCAGAAACTTAAAGACCGGTTATCTCATATTAATAAGGGATACCACGAAGAGCGCCGGGCAAAAGAAGCAGCATTACGTGAGCGAGAAGAAGCTTTGCGTATGGCTGAAGCAGTTGTAGAAGAGAACAAACGACTACAAGGATCTTTGGCTACCAACCAAACGGCTTTACTTGAGCAAGCCAAAAAAGTTGTAGAGTCTGAGATTGATTCTGCCCAACGAGAGTACAAAGAAGCTTATGAATCTGGGGATACTGACCGGCTAATTAAGGCTCAATCAAAGCTAACTGCCGCTGCAATCCGAGCGGATAAGGTAAATAATTTTAAACCTGCCCCTTTACAACCTCAGAAAACTGTAGTACAACCGCAACAACCGACTCCACAAGGGTCGATTCACCCCGATACTCAGGAATGGATAGATAGAAATCCTTGGTGGGGTAAAAAGTCTGGTATGACTGCATACGCAGTTACATTCCATGAGGATGTACTGAATGCAGGAATTCAAAATGGCAGCAAAGAATATTTTGATGCCATTGACAAAGAAATGAGAGCAAGGTTCCCTGAGGCATTTGCAGAGGAACCCGCTGATGCGAAAACATCTCAGCGACAAAAATCAAATGTTGTAGCACCAGCTTCACGTAGTACAGCGCCGAAAAAGATCGTACTTACGCAAACGCAGGTAAATATCGCCAAGCGGCTTGGTGTTCCTTTGGAACTCTATGCTCGTAAGGTTGCTGAAGAAATGAGGAAACAAGCATGACTGAACAAATTCGCAAAAGTAGAGAAACCGATACTCGTGAGGCTACCGCCCGTCCTACGCGCTGGAAACCTCCACAGCTTCTCCCTGATCCCAAACCGGAAGCAGGGTATGCGTTTCGCTGGATTCGTATCGCTACTCTAGGCAAAGATGATCCGACTAACTTGAATTCAAAACTTCAGGAGGGCTGGGAGCCCGTAAAAGCATCTGACCATCCAGAGATTCGATTGTTTGGAGCGTCCAGTAAGGACTTTCCGGGCAACATCGTTACAGGCGGTTTGATACTTTGCAAATCCCCAGTAGAGTTTGTCGAGCAACGTGATGAGTATTTCCGCAATCAAGCGGATACCCAAATGAACTCGGTAGACAATACTTTCATGCGTGAAAATAACCCAAAGATGCCTTTGTTTAAAGAACGAAGCTCTAGTGTTACTTTCGGTAAAGGTATTTAATTTTTTGGAGTTTAACTATGGCTTATCCTACAGTTAGCGCCCCATACGGTCTAAAACCTGTCAATCGAATTGACGGTATGCCTTATGCTGGTGCTATTCGTCAGATTCCCGTAGCTGCTGGTTTTGGTACTGCCATTTTTAATGGCGATACCGTACAAATCGACAGCACCGGTTATCTGGTTCTTTCTAGCACCACTAACTCTGGTGCAATTGTTGGCGTTTGTCTTGGCGGTCAATATGTAAACTCTAGCGGTCAAACCGTTCAGGGCCAATATCTGCCTGCTTTGATTTCTACGTCTACCAACCTTGCTTATGCATACGTTGTGGATGATCCTATGGCCCTGTTCAAGGTCGCCGTGGTTTCGTCTGGCACGACCATGAGTTCCGCAGGTCGCACTGTGGTTGGAACCAACTTGGCTTTGGTATTGAATACAGGTAACACCACCACTGGTGATTCCGCGTATGCAGTTACCTTGACCGGCGCTGGTACTACCGCGACTATCCCAATCCGTGTTATCGACGTAGTGCCTGAGACTGCAACCGCAGCCGATACCTACACCGAACTATTGGTGAAGATTAACACTCACCAATATAACAACACCACTGGTGTTTAAGGAGTAAATCATGGCTATTTCACGCGCACAACTACTTAAAGAACTGCTCCCCGGACTGAACGCTCTGTTTGGTCTGGAGTACGCTAAATACGGCGAAGAGCATAAAGAAATCTACGAAACCGAAACGTCGGAGCGTAGCTTTGAAGAAGAAACGAAACTGTCTGGTTTCTCTGCTGCACCTGTCAAAAATGAAGGCTCTGCCATTCAGTACGATAATGCACAGGAAGCATGGACTGCTCGTTACAACCATGAAACCATTGCCCTTGGCTTCTCCATTACTGAAGAAGCTGTGGAAGATAACTTGTATGACTCGCTGTCTGCTCGTTACACCAAGGCACTGGCTCGTGGTATGGCTTACACCAAGCAAGTCAAAGCAGCTTACGTGTTGAACAATGCATTTACCACTACCGTCGTTTATGGCGATGGCGTGTCTTTATGCAACACAGCACATCCGCTGATTTCTGGTGGCACTAACAGCAACCGTCCTTCCACTGGCGCTGACCTGAATGAGACTTCGTTGGAAAACGCAGTTATTCAGATCGCTGGTTGGACAGACGAGCGCGGTTTGCTGATTGCAGCTAAGCCCGCTAAGCTGGTTGTCCCTCCATCTCTGATGTTCGTTGCTACCCGTCTGTTGGAAACCAGCCTCCGTGTTGGCACTACCGACAACGATATTAACGCACTGAAGAACAATGGTTCAATCCCCGGTGGTTACACTGTTAACCACTTCTTGACCGACACCAATGGATGGTTCCTGACCACTGATGTACCTAACGGTTTGAAGCACTTTGTGCGTACACCGCTGGCTAACTCAATGGATGGAGACTTCGATACAGGCAATGTCCGCTACAAGGCTCGTGAGCGTTACAGCTTCGGCGTGTCTGACCCACTAGGCATCTTTGGTTCGCCGGGATCCTAATAAGCTAGGGTTAACCCCTGCTGAAAAGGCTCCTTCGGGGGCCTTTTTTTATTTGCACAACAGTTTAAAACTGTGATATATTGCAGCTAATCCGGGCTTTCCGGTGCATCAAACTGTCCCGGCAGACGACATACCGATTGATGCACTCCACTTGTATGTAAGGACATCTATCATGGGATTTGCAACTCATCTCGGCCCTTGGCTGCTTGGCACGGTTAAAAACACCACCGGCACTACTGCTGGCACAATCCAAAACACCGGCACTGCCACTGTTTCCCAGACTAAAAAAGTAGTTTATACCGGCACTGTAGCCGCAGCCACTGCTACTACAACTCTGTTTACGTTGCCAGCAGGCGCACAAATTATTAATATTTTTATTGATACCTTGGTAGCTTTTACTGGTTCTACCGCAGCTAACGTAGTTATTGGCACTTCTGCTACTACCAATTTGTTCTGGGCCTCTTCGGACATTACCGCTCAAGGCCGCTTGGCTAATACCAATGCAGCTTCCAAGCTGGTTAACTGGGCGGGCGCAGCAAGCACCGCATCTCCTAACGGTATTGGTATTGGTGCTACGGATGTAATTATTCAAGCAGCATTGACTCCTACTGTTGCTGATGTAACCGCAGGTACTGTTCAGTACACGATTGTGTATGCTGTTGCTGACTCTACTGGAGCGCAATCTCCTGCTCCGGGTCAACAGTAATTAATCTCAGGGGCTTCGGCCCCTGCTTCATAGGAGATTGATTATGAATCAGACACCTGTAAAACAGGCACATTTAAACGGCAGCGGGTTCATGGTGCTTGGGCGCAATCGCGTTAGGGGTATTTCTTTTACCGGAACAGCCACTGCGGGATTTGTTGCGTTGTTTGATACAACCACTGTCCCAGTAACCACAGCTACCTACGGACGTTCAGGCACTACAGTAACCGTTACTCAATCCGCACACGGATTGGCGACTGGGGATGTAATTGGCATTGACTTTGCAGCAGGCACAGGTGGCACAGCTACCAATGGAAACTACGTAGTCACTGTTACGAACTCAAGCACGTTCACCGTTACAGACATCAACTCTGGCACTATTACGGCAAGCCCTGCAATGGTCTACGCAAGCCGGTGGTTAATGTCGTATGACGTAGCAGCAGCGGATACGTACAACAACGCCCCATTTATTCCTAGCGATGGTGTAATAGCCGTTAACGGAATCTATGCGTATATGTCTAACATAGCTTACTGCAATATTTTCTATGGCTGATAAGAGCTTTAACTTGGTGGGACGCAAGCTTATGCTTGCTATTCCGTGCTATGACGGCAAAGTCAATATCAGGACTGCGTTTGCCATAGCCCAACTCGTCCCCAAGTTGGACAAGATGGGTGTCCAGATTCATCTGGTTCACCTGTCTGGCTGCTCTATCATTTCCAAAGCGCGTAATAAGCTGGTACGCAACTTCACTGAAACTGACTGCACTGATTTGCTATTTGTAGACGCAGATGTGGTTATTAACGTAGAAGCTGTAACCCGGTTGCTGGCGCTGTCATCCGACAAAGATGTGGTTGCTGGTACATATCCGCGCCGTGCAGACGATGCCAAGTTCTTCCTTGATTTCTACTTGGATGAAAATAACCAGCTAGAGTTTGATGAGAATGGCCTGATGCGTGTAGAGAGTGCGCCCACAGGATTTATGCTTATCCGCCGCCATGTGATTGACCACATGATGGAGAAACATCCAGAGTGGCGTTACGCCGGGGATGGTGATGGCGAAGATGAGTACGCTATCTTTGACTTCCTGTTGATTGACGGGCAGTACATTGGCGAGGACTACGCCTTCTGCCGTCGCGCTCGTGAGGAAGGATTTAAAATTTATTTAGATCCAATGATTAGCTTGCCACACATAGGCTCGAAAGAATTTACCCGTAACTTTGAACAAGATGCCTTGCAGCCGCTTCTTAAGGAACATGCACGGCTTAAACTTAAAGTAGCAAATGGCTAAGACACCAGCATGGACGCGCAAGGAAGGCAAAAACCCCAAGGGTGGCTTGAACGCCAAGGGACGCGCCTCAGCAAAAGCGCAAGGCATGAACTTGAAACCTCCCCAGCCGGAAGGCGGCAGCAGGCGCGACTCCTTTTGTGCAAGGATGGGTGGGGCCAAAAAGAAGTTGACGAGTGCAAAAACAGCGAACGATCCAAAGTCCAGAATTAACTTGGCATTAAAAGCATGGAACTGTTAACTTGTACTCGTTGTAAAGTAGATAAGCCTGCAACGGCTGAAGCTTTTCCATTGCACAACAAAAAACGCAATGGTTTGGATAGTTGGTGCAGAGAATGCCGTGCTACCTACCGAAGTGAAAATTGCAGAGGTAAGCATCGCGCAGTAATGCCTGATGAAGTGCTTAAAGAAATAAAAGCCTCAGTAAAGCAATGCGTTATTTGCGGGGTAGAAGATGCTTTGGTTGTAGATCATGACCATATTACCGGTAAAGTTCGGGGTATGCTTTGCAACCATTGCAATCGGGGTTTAGGTCATTTCAGGGATGATCCTATGTTGTTGGAATTTGCGGCACAATACTTATACGCATCAGCGGATGCGCCAGAGTGGGATGCCTACCGCGAGAAAACGGCGAAAGACCCGAACTCTCGTATCAATAAGAGCTTACGGGCGTGGAACTGTTAATATGGAACTCCCAATCTGGAATGTTTTTTTGTCATTTGTATCAGCGGCTTTATTGCTATGGGTAAAAGTTTCTCACGATGAAGTAAAGAGGCTTGGTATTCTTATTAGTAAAACTCGTGAAGAACATGCAGATAAGTTTGTAACTAAAAATGATATGCACGCAGACATTAACCGTGTTCTTGCCCGGCTTGACCGGCTAGATGAAAAGCTTGATTCATTTATGAAGGAGCAACGAAGTGCCCTCAACTAGCAAAAAACAACACAATTTCATGGCTGCGATAGCCCACTCGCCAGCGTTTGCCAAGAAAGTAGGAATCCCGCAGTCTGTGGGAAAAGATTTCACAACTGCGGACAAGGGCCGCAAATTTTCTAAAGGTGGTGATATGGCTGAATCTAAAGCAATGATGAAAAAAGAAGTTTCTTTCATGAAGAAAAAAGGCGCTCCTGCGTCTATGATGAAGCATGAAATGGCTGAAGCCACTGGAATGAAAAAAGGTGGCATGACTAAAAAGATGGCCTCTGGCGGTCTTGCATCTGGTCATAAGAGTGCAGATGGTATTGCTTCTAAAGGCAAAACCAAAGGCAAAGACATTGTTATGAAACGCGGCGGCATGGCCTGCTAAGGAGTAAATCATGGCTATATCTCGTCCCGTTTATGAAGATGAAGATTCAGTAGACGAACAAATTCGTGCTGCTGCTGAAGAGCGTTCGGCAGGCAAAGCTGCGCCTACTATGGATGAAGAAGTTTTGTCTTCTCGTTCTGCTGATATGGGAAATGAAGGTAAACGTACTAGCATGGCAGTAGCCCCGGTTGAAAAACGCACGCCTATGGTCACCAAAGAACAACTTGCTGCTTCTGGCCTTAACTTGCGCGACTACCTGAACAAACAGCAAGGCTTGACCCGTCGTGGCGACTCTGCTCCTGCATTGGCTCGTATGCCTATACGCCCCGGACAAGAAGCTCCTATATCTAGCAACGAAGGTCGAAATAAAATGCGTCCTCGTGGTCAAGGCACTGTGATGGATCAAGGCCGTGGTGTTGATATGTATGGTGGAGCTATTGCAGATATTAAAAATATGCTTAAAGGCACTCGTCGTGGCGGCAGTGAATATGCAAAAGGTGGAGCAGTCAAGAAAATGGCTTCTGGCGGTTCTGTAAGTTCTGCGTCTAAACGTGCTGATGGTATTGCCCAACGTGGCAAGACCAAAGGCAAAATGTGTTAAGGAAAAATCATGAGCCGTCCATCTAAACAAGAAATTGAAGATATGCGTAAAGATGCAGCAGCATCTAAAGCAGAAAAACCATACATGGAGTCTATGACTTCAACAGAAGAAGCTCCGGCAGGCGCGGGCGCTGGTCGTGGTTTTGTAAATCCTCCTGTTAAAAAAATGGCTAAAGGCGGGTCTGCGTCTAGCCGTGCCGATGGTTGTGCTGAACGTGGCAAAACCAAAGGTACGATGATTAGCATGAACTACGGCGGCAAGGCGTGTTGATATGAGAGCCAGTCGCGGAATGGGGGACATCTCCCCCTCCAAGATGCCTAAAGGCAAGACCATGCCTCGTAGGGACAATACTGATTTCACACAATATGCTGAAGGTGGGGAAGTGTGGAATAAAGCTCGGCCTAAAAATTTAGGTGCGCCTAAAGCCCTAAGCTCCAGTAAAAAAGCTAAAGCTAAAGCAATGGCTAAAGCTGCTGGTCGGCCTTACCCTAATCTTGTAGATAATATGAGAGCCGCAAGGAACAAGTAATGACCACTTCGGGAACAGCTACATTCAACCTTGATTTGAGCGAAATAGTCGAGGAAGCATTTGAACGTGCCGGTTCCGAATTACGCACGGGATACGATTTACGTACCGCACGGCGTAGTCTTAATATCATGTTTGCTGACTGGGCAAACCGTGGCGTTAACATGTGGACGTTTGAGCAGGGTACTATTAATCTAGTTCCGGGGTTAAACACTTATCCAATTCCTAACGACACAGTAGACCTACTAGAGCATGTAATTCGTACTGGCTCTAATACAGCATCTACTCAAGCTGACCTGACTATTACCCGGATTAGTGTTAGCACCTACGCTACGATCCCCAATAAACTTCAACAAGCCCGCCCAATTCAAATGTGGTTTCAACGGCTTGATGGGCAGACTACAGCCTCTATTACTACGCTGAGCGCTGCTATTACAGCTACAGATACCACTATTTCTGTAACATCTGCTGTTAGTTTGCCAGCTACAGGCTATATATTGGTTGGCACAGAAACCATTTACTACGGGTACATATCAGGGAATACCCTATATAGTTGCGCCCGTGGGCAGAACAATACCACTGCTGTTTCCCATTCATCTGGTGATGCAGTAGCTATTCAAAACATTCCAAGAGTGACGCTCTGGCCTACACCAGATAACTCTACAACCTACCAATTTGTCTACTGGCGTATGCGCCGGGTTAATGATGCTGGTGGCGGCGTAAATACAATGGATGTGCCATTTAGATTCTTGCCTTGCATGATTGCAGGACTAGCATACTACGTAGCCCAAAAAGTACCCGGTGGCATGGATCGCTTGCAAATTTTAAAATCTCAATATGATGAAGCTTGGCAGTTAGCCGCCGATGAAGATCGTGAGAAGGCAGCTATACGTTTAGTTCCAAGACAGCAATTTATCGGCGGGGGATACTAATGAATGACCAGCTTTTCCTTGCATGGGCCGCAGGCTTCTTTGACGGAGAAGGCTGTGTCATGGTTGAAAAATCTAAAGAGATTAAATGCACACACGGTTTTCGCACTAGCCTCCATGCCACAGTAACACAAACAAGTAAGCCATGTTTAGAGTTATTTTTAAGCAATTTTGGTGGCAGTATTACAACAACAGAAACCCGTGGAGAAAACTCACGGCGCTGGTCTGTACAGTACAGATGGATTGCTCGCAATGATGAAGCATTAAATTTTTTACGTGCTGTAGAGCCTTTTGTAGTGGTAAAAAAATCTCAAGTTCAAGCGGCATTAGACTATCCATTGCGTGCAGATAATGGCAAAATGTATGGACGACCCGGAAACCCACTGCCAGAAACAGTGATGCAAGCAAGATTAGATTTACGTAAAGTATTGCAGGATATAAGGCAAAACATGAAAACTCCAGCAAAAACTGTTGGAGTAAATCATGCCTAATCGGTTTGCATCTGGCAAAATAGCCATTGCTGAATGTGATAGGTGTGGATTTCAATTTAAGCTAAAAAAGTTAAAGACGGAAATAGTTAAACAACGAAAGTACGAGCTTTTAGTATGCCCTGATTGCTGGAATCCAGACCAGCCGCAGTTAATGCTTGGTACATTCCCTGTTGAAGACCCGCAAGCACTGCGTAATCCAAGGAAGGACACAACGTATGTGACTTCGGGTAATAATGTAAATGGGTATCCTGCTGGCGGTTCACGGGACATCCAATGGGGTTGGTATCCCGTAGGTGGGGCTAGTTTTTTTGATACAGTTTTAACGCCTAATTATTTGATTGGGATTACAAGTGTTGGCACGGTAACTATAACGGTTTCATAGGAGTCCATGATGGCTAAAGAAAGTATGAAGATGGATATGGCGCAAGACAAGGCCATGATTAAGAAAGCGTTCAAGCAGCATGACGCGCAAGAACACAAGGGCGGTAAGGGCACAACCCTGAAGCTTAAAAAAGGTGGCCCCACTACGGATGACCGTATGCGTATGGGCCGTAATTTGTCCCGCGCAGCTAATCAGAAAACGGGGTAAATCATGGCCTACACAATGAAAAAAATGGGCAAAGAAGTCGGCTCTGCTGCTGTCTATGCAAAACCGCATACGATGGATGGCAAGGCTATGAGTATTTCTTCTCAACCCGGCAAAGAGCCAAATCGCAGTAAGCTAGATACTGTTGACATTAGCATTGGCAATATCAGTAAATCTGCTGGTGATGAGTCCGCAAAAACTAGCGGCATCAAAATCCGTGGTACTGGTGCAGCTACCAAGGGCATTTATGCAAGAGGCCCGATGGCATGAACTACGCTGCGCTTGTAGTTGCGATTTCCGATTACACGGAGAACACCTTTCAAACGGTGGATGTAAACCTGTTTATTACACAGGCAGAGCAGCGCATCTACAACTCAATGCAGTTTCCCTCGTTGCGTAAAAACGTGACGGGGACAATAACTGCCAGCAATAAATACTTGTCTTGCCCAGATGATTTTTTGGCCCCGTATTCGTTGGCTGTGTTCCCTTATGGCGGCGGGGAGTACATATATCTTTTAAACAAAGATGTAAACTTCATGCGGGAAGCGTACCCAAACCCAACAAGTACCGGAACTCCCAAATACTACGCGTTATTTGGCCCAACAGTTTCTGGGTCTACGATTTCTAATGAGCTAAGCTTCATTCTCGGCCCCACGCCGGATACCACGTACTCCGCAGAACTCCATTACTACTACTATCCTGAGTCAATCACCACTGCGTCCAGTGGTCAAACTTGGCTAGGCGATAACTTTGATTCTGTGTTGTTGTATGGGTCTTTGGTAGAAGCGTACACCTATATGAAGGGTGAGCAGGACATGATGGCTTTGTACAACCAGAAGTACATGGAAGCGGTTGTTCTAGCTAAACGCTTGGCAGATGGCATGGAGCGTCAGGACGCTTATCGTAGTGGTCAATTTAGGCAGGCCGTTAAATGAGCATAATCCAAACCCAGACTACCAGCTTCAAAAAGGAGTTGTATCAGGCTATCCACGATTTGTCCACGGACACGATTAAGATTGCGTTGTATACGGGTAATGCTGACTTAAACGAAGCTACTACGGTTTACAGCAGCAGCAATGAAGTCTCAGGTACAGGCTACACGGCTGGCGGTCAAGTTATGACTGGGGTAGCTATTAGCTCATCTGGCTATGTAGCCTATGTGAACTGGGCTAATGTGTCTTGGACTTCGGCTTTGACTGCCCGGTGCGCTTTGATTTACAACGCATCCAAGGGTAATAAATCTGTGGCGGTTCTGGACTTTGGGTCTGACAAAACATCGACCACCACGTTTACAATCACCATGCCAGCTAATACCTCGACAACCGCGCTTATCAGGAGTTCAAATTGATAGTCACTACCACCAAAGGCGAGATGGACGATTCCTTGCTGGAAAAGCGGGAAGGCACAGTCGATAATGACAATGAACTAACAACGTGGGTAGAGTACTGGCTGGAAGGCGAGTTGGTTCACCGATCAGCGCACGTTACGCTGAAGAAAATGCCTACCTTTGCAGGTGGCGAAGCTGCTTCTTTTTAAGGAAATATTATGGCAAACACGCAATCAATGGCTACATCGTTCCTTGGTGAACTGATGACCGCCACCCACAATTTTGGTGCTTCTCCTATTCGTGCGGCAAGTACCGCTGATACGTTTAAAGCGGCCTTGTTCCTTGCTTCGGCTACCATTAATGCTGCCACTACTGCGTACTCCACTACTGGAGAAGTTACTGGTACAGGCTACACTGCTGGCGGCGTAACAGTGACAAATGCAACGGCTCCAACTTCTACAAACTCGTCTGCAACAGCGGGTGTAGGTTATTGGACTCCATCAGCTTCTTTTGTATATACAACCGTTACGTTGTCTACAGCATTTGATTGTGTTTTGGTGTACAACTCTACACAGAGCAATAAGGCAGTTAGTGTTCACACCTTTGGTTCCCAGACCATCACTGCTGGCACGTTTACGCTTACTATGCCTTCCAATACCACTACGACTGCTTTGTTGCGTTTGGCAACAACTTAATAGCGGGGCGCGGCATCAAGCCGTGTAGGCCATGTTTGGTATAGCCCCATTTGCCGGAGCGCCGTTTGGCGCAACTGGCGACACTACCGTAGCCCCTGCCGCTGGAACATGGGGCTATTCCACTTGGGGGAGTAATGCATGGGGTGGGCCACAAGATAAAAGTGTCGCGTTAACAGGGGTAGAGACATCAGGAGCAGTTGGCACACTGGCTCCAAACAACACAGATGCAGACACCGGGGATGCAGCAACTGGCAATGTAGGTACTGTTGGGGTAAGTACTACTCTAGCTATAACTGGGGTAACTGCCAGCGGTAATGTAGGCACAGTTGTTAAAAGTGTTTCTGTTGCGCTTACAAGCAACACGGCTACAGGCAGTGTAGGAACACTAGTAGCCAATTCAACAGTAGCCTTAAGCGGAGTAGCCGCAAGCGGTGGGGTTGGAACTGTTGTTCAAGGTAAAGAAAAAGCGCTCACAGGAAATGCAGCAACAGGAGCAGTTGGTAATATAGTCCAGAGCGCACAGGTTGCCTTAGTTGGTACTGAGGCAACAGGACAGACTGGGTTTTTATCTGTACCACTTAGTCCGCTTACTGCAACCGGTAGCGTAGGTTCTGTTCAGTTTGAATTTAGTTTTGGCTTAACCAGCGCAACAATAGCGGCTTCTGTTGGAAGCTTAGGCGTAGGTAACAGGACATTAGCGCTAACCGGCGTGGCTGCGGCAGGCTCTGTTGGGACTGTAATCCCTGTATATTGGCAGCTAATTGATGATAGCGAAACCGCAAACTGGATATTAATTGGCAACACACAGACTCCCGGCTGGTCTACAATTGACGACAACCAGACAACCGACTGGGTGTTGATTAACAACGCAACATAGAGGTGTAAATGGCACTTGTCTTAGCTGATCGGGTTCAAGAGACTACCACGACAACTGGTACAGGCACTGTTACGCTTGCGGGAGCCGTAACAGGGTTTCAAACTTTTGCTGCTGTTGGAAACGGAAACTCTACCTACTACACCATTGCGGGACAATCAGGATCAGAGTGGGAGGTTGGTATTGGTACGTACACAGCTTCTGGAACAACACTATCCAGAACTACGGTAATTTCTTCTAGCAACTCTGGGTCATTGGTTACATTTTCCGCAGGTACAAAAAATGTGTTTGTAACCTACCCCGCAGCAAGAGCAGTGCCTTTTAACCGGGCGATTGTTATGTCGCTTGTTTTTGGATATTAATTATGGCAAACCCAAATCTCATTAATGCAAGCTCAATCACAGGCAATACAACGTACTACACGCCCAGCGGTACGACTGCCGTGGTGCTATTGGCTAACGCAGCATCATCGGGTATAGTAAATAAAGTTGACAACGTGGTGGTTGCAAACGTGACCGGTACTACCGCTAATGCAACAGTTTCTATTTATACAAACGGAGCTGTAGCGCAAGGTTCTGCGCCATCTGGCGGCACGGCGTACCCAATCATTTATCAAGTGCCTGTACCTGCATATTCTGCGGTTGTAGTGGTAGACAAAAGCACTGCGTTTTATTTGCAAGAAGGCACATCCATATCTGTAACTTCAGGCACTGCAAACGCAATTACCTTTACTACTTCATATGAGGCTATTAGCTAATGTCCACTAGGTACAAAGGTTCAATCCTATCTTCTACGGCTGCTAGTTCATCTAGCATGGCAGCGTATGGTATTTGGAAACAATCTGAAGTAGCGCAACTTATTAATTCCGGTTGGCCTAATAACGATCCATATTGGACAAGTGTTTCCATGTTATTGCATGGTGATGGTATTGTTGGTTCTCAAAACAATACGTTTATTGATAGCAGTTCAAATGCTTTTACTATAACTAGAAATGGTGCAACTACACAAGGAACATTTAGTCCTTTTACTGCAACTGCTCCATATTCAGCAAGTGTAAGTGGTGGTTCTGGATATTTTGTTGGCACGCCTGATTCTTTGTCTGCCCCTGCAAATGTAGCTTATCAATTTGGTACGGGAGATTTTACAATTGAATGTTGGATAAATAAACCAGCAGCACAAAGTGGCACAATAGTAGATGCTAGAGTTAGTTTAACAGCCGTGCCTTGGTTTTTTGGAATTGATGCAAGTAATTTTCCATACTTTTATGATGGCACTACCTACACATCAACAGTTGCAATAACAAATAATGTTTGGAATCATGTAGCCGTAGTTAGGACAAGCGGAACACTAAAAATTTTTGTAGGTGGAGTTCAAGGTTATAGCGCTGCACTTGCTGCTTCACAAAACGCTACTGGAACAGCAAAAATTGGTGGGACTGCGACTTACACTATAGGGTACATTTCAAATTTACGAATAGTAAAAGGTACAGCCGTTTATACAACGGCATTTACGCCTCCAACCGCACCGTTAACCGCCATATCAGGAACATCATTACTGCTTGGGTTTACTAATGCAGGCGTTATTGACAACGCTATGCAAAATAATTTGGTAACGGTTGGAACTTCACAAATTTCTACTTTTGCGTATAAATATAGCACTGGGGCAATGACGTTTAGCGGTAGTGGTGCGTGGTTAACTGCTCCAGATTCAACTGCTTTGCAATTAGGAACTGGAGATTTTACAATTGAAGGCTGGGTAGGAATTAACGCTACTGGAACGGCCTATGCAATTGTCAGTAAGGGAGCAGCTGCTACAGGATGGAGTGTCAATATTACATCAGGAAATAAACTTCAGTTTAGTTATACAGCAGCTAATTTGACAGGTGCTACATCTTTGGTGGCTGGTGCATGGTACTATTTTGCCGTAGTGCGTTCTGGTAGCGGAACTGGCAATTTAAAGATTTACCTTAATGGCACAGCAGATGCAACAAGCGGCGGTGCGGTAACGGACAACTTTAACCAGACCAGTATTTTGTACGTTGGTGCTAGTAGAACTGGCGCTACACCATTAAATGGTTACATTGATGAATTGCGTATCACCAAGGGAGTTGCTAGATATACGGCAGACTTTACGCCTATACAACAAGCATTCCCTAGCCAGTAAAATCACACCTTAGAAGAGGATCGTATGACAGTCAATTACACAACCAATCTAGCCCTCGGACAGCCGGTAACCGGCACAGAATCCGGCACATGGGGCGATGATGTAAACAACAGCGTTACATCTTATTTGGACATTGCCATTGCTGGTGGCTTGTCGGTCACAGTCACCACGACAGACGTTACGCTCGTACTCACACAGGGTACAAGCTCGGCAACCAACATTGGCTCGACCACGGCGCAGTACGCCATCTTGAACGTAAGCGGGGCAATGACCGCAGCGCGTAACCTGATCCTGCCTAGCAGCAGCCGTCAGTACGTCATCAACAACAATACCACTGGTGGGTTTGCCCTGACTGTAAAAGGCTCGGCTACCAGCGGCGTGACAATGGTCAACGGCGAGAAGGCCCATGTTTTCTGGAACGGCTCGGATTACGCCAAAGTTGCCAATACAGCGGGTGTAGCAACATTCACAAGCTTAACCCTATCAGACGGCACAGCCAACGGGGTAGCTTACCTTAACGGCAGCAAGGTACTGACTACTGGTAGTGCGCTGACGTTTGATGGTACTAACTTTGCCACTACTGGCACGGCAACGGCTGCAAAGCTAATCCCTACTGGCTCTAGCGCAACTGGTAACGGTATGTACTTGCCTGCTACCAACGCATTGGGCTTTTCTACGGCAGGCACAAACGCTGTTTATATAGACGCAAGCCAAAACGTAGGGATAGGGACGACTTCGCCAGCAAACAAACTAGACGTTAGTGGCACTGGGACTGTTAGTGCAAGGGTTACATCTTCATCTAATACTGGCATTTCGTCTTTATACACAGTTAATTCAAGCGGTTCAATTTCTGGTTCAGCAATTTACGGGGCTTCTGCAACACCTTATGGTTCTATTGGTGCTAATGAATCTACATTCTATTCATCAGTTTCAACTACTATTATGTCGGACAATGCGTCTGGCGTTATTAAATTTGCAACAGGTGGCACTACAGAGCGTATGCGTATCGACTCCAGCGGCAACGTGGGGATTGGTGGTACTCCAGCATACAAGTTAGACATTACATCTTCTGCGTTTATTGGAAGTAGATTAACTGCGGCAACTGGAACTAACGGTGTTTCTCAGATATACACAAACACTGGCGGTACTTTTTCTATAGGCATAGATGCAAGTACAGGTGCAAATTTTGGTGCTGCTTATGGTGGGTTTTTATGGCACGCTGGGGCATACCCACTTTTGTTCGGTACATCCAACACAGAGCGTATGCGTATCAACTCCAGCGGGAATGTTGGTATTGGTACTAGCGGCCCTGTTGCAAACACTAGATTAACTTTATCAGATACAAATTCAAGTAAGTTAAATATTACTGGCGGTAGCAATCAAAACGGAATGACTTTTGCCATTACTGGTACTTCAAATGAGTATTACATGGCAGGAGGAGTTAACTTATTAGTTGGTGGGGACAAAGGGTTTTTAATTTACGACGTCACCAACGCTAAAGCTAAGTTTTTTGTAGAAGATATCACTGGTGAAACAAGAACATTAGCCACTACGTTTTTATCGTACTACACAGGCGCTTCCGAGCGTATGCGTATCGACGCAAGCGGTAACGTGGGGATAGGGACGAGTTCGCCGGGGTTTAAGTTGCAGGTGTCAGGTGCAATTTACCAAGATAACGGTTACGCACAATTTGGCAACTATAACGCTGGCGGAGCAAATTCTCCCGTTGCTGGGGGAATATCGTTTAGCACCAACGCAACAAACGGGCAAGCTGAAGCCGATGTTTGGAATGGCAATGACCCTGCCCTTTACACCAACACAGGCATCTTGTTCACGCAGCGCTTAACATCCACAACGCGACGCGATTTAATGTTTTTGCACAACAACGGCAACGTGGGCATTGGGACGAATTCGCCGGGCGCGGCGCTAAACATTGCAAGAACTAGCGCCAACGCTCAAATCCTTGTTTCTACTACCACATCAGGAAATCCAAGTATCTATTTGGACGCATCTGGAGTAAACAACGGGCAATTATTTGTAGATAGGACAGATGCTGGCATTACAAAATTACAAGCCGGCGGGGTCTTGGTTTTTCAAAGCAACGGCGCAAACGAGCGTATGCGTATCGACTCCAGCGGTAACGTGCTTGTCACTAACCCTGCTGGTCTTGGCTACGGCACAGGCTCTGGTGGCACTGTTACACAGGCAACAAGCAGAACAACCGGCGTAACACTGAGCAAGCCTACTGGCGCTATTACTATGTTTTCCGCAGCGGGTTCAGTGGTGGCGGCAACATTTACAGTAACTAATACGTTGGTAGCTGCTACTGATACCATTATTTTGAATCAAAAGTCTGGTACAAACCTTTACGTTTTATTGGTGACTGCGGTTGCGGCGGGTAGTTTCAATATCACGTTTTACACAACTGGCGGCGTTGCAACTGATGCCCCCGTAATCAACTTCGCAATCATCAAAGGAGCAACAGCATGATTTATTTAGCAGCAGTGTGTCACGACATTAAATCCAACACCTTAGAAGCCACATGGCTAGAGGAAGTGTTGGATGATAACGGTGACCGTAAAGAACTCAAGCGAGTAAAGTGCCGCAACTACAGCGCAGAACAGAAGGACGAGTTCCTTGCTGACTGTGGTGCGGATGGTGAAAAATATACAACTATGGCAGGATGGTAATCATGGAAACAACTTGGTCAATCACACAATGCGACCGCCTCACCGCAGACGGTTTTATCACCACGGCATAGTTTATGGTCGCAAGATTAACAACAGAACAATTTACCGCCAAAGCCACTAGGGTTCATGGTGGTAGGTATAACTATGACAAAGTGGTTTATACAACTACTAGATCACAAGTTGTTATTACTTGCCCAAAACATGGAGATTATAAAGTTTCACCTGCCATACATCTTCAAGGGCATATAGGACGGTGCTGCGCTATTGAAGCCAAAAAAGGCATACGTACCAGAAAAGACACACCAGAATACCTTGAGCATAAAACCGCTTTAGCCAAAAAAGCTATGTTTTTTAAAGGTGTGTCATGCAGAATTTGTGGGAACAAAAAACGTTATTCGTGCAATAACTCTTGTGCAACGTGCGCTGTTGAGTCAAGGCGCAAATCAAATGCAAAGAACAATGGTGTTAGGCATCGCAGGATTAACCAAGCAAACATTTATCGCAGTGATGTTGTTGTGCAAAAACAGATTCAAGCAATTTATGCATGTGTCCAAAACATGCAAAAAACATTTGATGTTAATCTTCACGTTGACCACATTGTTCCACTCAAAGCAAAAGATGCTTGTGGCTTGCATGTGCCGTGGAATTTAATGGTAACAACGGCGCAATACAATTTAAGCAAACAAAACAAAATTGATAATGTGCCTATGGTTAGTTCAAGAGATGCGGTTATTATTCATCAATCTGCTTTACCGTGGAATTTAAAAAAGGAAACACAAAATGTCAGTATCGTATAACTGGGCTATTGCCCAAACCAACTACAACACAGACGATAAGTTTATTTTCTGTGCACATTGGACTTGCAACGCTGTTGACGGTGATTACACCGCAGGCTCATACGGCACTTGTGGTTTTGCTGCTGCGACCCCTGCTATCCCCTACGCCAGCGTGACCGAGGCTGAAGTATTGGATTGGTGCTGGGCTAACGGCGTGGACAAGGACGCAACGGAAGCAAGCCTTGCTGCACAGATTGCTTTGCAGAAAGCGCCTGTAACGGCAACCGGCGTGCCTTGGTAACGGGAAAAATAATGTTAACTAAACAGGAAGCAGATGAATTGTTTGAATACCGAGACGGGATGCTTTATTGGAAAATTAGCAAACGCGGTGTTAAGGCAGGTTCAAAAGCCGGAAGTGTAACCCACGAAGGATATATGCGGGTTATGGTTAATCGCAAAGAGTACAAAATTCACAGACTTATTTTTTTAATGCATCACGGATATTTTCCTGAAATGATTGACCACATAAACGGCAATTGTTCAGATAATACAATTGAAAATTTAAGACCTGCAACAAACCAACAAAACCAACATAATGTTTCTGCACCAAAAACAAATACATCTGGCGTTAAAAATGTAACTTGGTCTAAACTTAACAAAAAATGGTGCGTTGAATTGCAAGTAAATGGGAAACATAAAAATTTTGGTCAGTATTATGATATTGATTACGCAAAATTTGTTGCAAATGCTATGCGCTACAAATACCACGGCAATTTTGCCAATCACGGATAACTTTGAAAAGGAAATACGAAATGGAAAACAAAAAATCCCAGATCGTTACGATAGACGGTACGGAACACGATGCCAATGACTTTAACGAGCAAGAAGTTATGTACCTGAATCACCTGATGGACTTAGATCGCAAGATTGGCTCCACGCAGTTTCAGCTACAGCAACTCATGGTAGGTAAGGACGCATTCCTAGGTATGCTAAAAGCCGAGCTTGCCAAGCCCAAAGAAGTTGAAGTATTGAATTAAGGATGTAGCCCATGTATGCGCTTGTTTCTGTTTTGTTTTCTGATGTTGGTAACAGCATCGTCGGCACAGGACAAGCTCATACTGTCTACGGAGCCGCCTCCTCCGTTGCCCAAAAAGCCACCAAAGGCTATGCCAATTTGCGCGGTACAGGATTTGTACGTTATTGGCTGGACAGTTCACGACCCGGAAGACCGACACAAAGCTATGCTGGCATGGCTGGATAGGTCAAAGTGCAGCGCGGACGATTACGTTTTAATTTGGAATGCCCTACCTGAATGGGCAGGTACTTCAGATAGCCCCGTGTTACGGGCCAAGATTATGGAGAAGGCAAGATGAACGAGTCATGGTTAGCAAAAAACATCCAGCCGGTTACGGTTGTGTTCTTGCTTTTCTCTTACTTTTTCTTTGCTCTGTTGTCCGTCTTTGAAATGGAGACTAGGGGCGCATACGTTGACCTGCTGGGACAGGCAATGATTATTGTGATTACCGCCATCTTTGCCGGTAAGACTGCCGAGCGAATCGTAGACATTCGCACCAACAAAGGAGCGCCAGATGGCCCTTGACCCCATATCCGCTCTGTTCGAAGTTGGTAGTAAAGTTCTAGACCGAGTTCTGCCTGACCCTGCGCAGCAGGCTGCTGCCAAGCTAGAGTTGCTTAAGCTGCAACAGAGCGGCGAGTTGGCCCAGATTACAGGGCAGATGGACATCAACAAGATTGAAGCAGCAAGCTCTAGTCTATTTGTCAGTGGATGGCGTCCGTCAATTGGTTGGGTATGCAGCGCTGGTTTTGCTGTGCAGTTTGTCGTCGGCCCATTAGCTGAGTGGGGTGCTGCCTTGGCTGGTCACCCTGTTAAGTTTCCTCAGATGGACACTGGAACCATGATGCCGCTACTGCTAGGTATGCTCGGTCTTGGCGGTCTCAGAACTATGGAAAAGCTCAATGACAAGGCAGCAAAATGAACGTCAACTTTGATATGTCCTTTGACCGGGTTATGCAATCCGAAGGCGGGTATGTCTGGGATAAAGATGACGCTGGCGGGGAAACTAACCTTGGCGTAACCATTGGTGCTTGGGGTGCTTATCTGGGTAGGCCAATTAAGCCGGGCGAAATGAAAGCCTTGACCCGCTCTGACGTAAAGCCGTTCTACAAAAAGATGTACTGGGACAAGGTTCGTGGCGATGACCTACCGCAAGGGGTGGACTACGCTGTATTTGACTTTGCCGTAAATGCTGGCCCCGGACGCGCCGCCAAGTTTCTTCAGCAATCCGTGGGGGCTACGCCTGATGGCGCTATCGGCCCCGGCACAATGGCTTTGGTAGCCAAGGCTACCCCAACAGATATCCTGCAAAAATTTGCCCAGCAGAAAGAAGCGTTCTACAATAGCCTAGCCGAGAAAAACCCCACCCAGCAGAAATTCCTAAAGGGCTGGTTAAGTCGGGTTGCCCATGTGCAGAAGGCGGCTTCTTCGATGCTGGCATAAGAATTGGATAACCGATGCCTTTACAAAAGCTTCAACTCAAGCCGGGGGTTAACCGGGAAAACACTCGGTACACCAATGAAGGCGGCTACTACGAGTCCGACAAGGTGCGTTTTCGTCAAGGCACACCCGAGAAGATTGGCGGCTGGCAGCGTATTTCGGCGGCGACATTTATAGGTGTATGCCGTTCTTTGTGGAACTGGGTAACGCTTAACGCACAAAATCTATTGGGTATTGGCACGAACTCCAAGTTCTACATTGAAAATGGTGGGTTTTACTACGACATTACCCCAGTCCGCGCAGAACATACCCTGACCAACCCGTTCACCACAAACGGCACAACCACAGTGCTGGTGACTGACGCATCAAATCTAGCCATCAACGGGGACTACGTAACCTTCTATGGCGGCACGGCGGTTGGCGGTCAAACTATTCTGGGTGAGTACAAGATAACTGTGCTCACGGGCGATACATACAACATCACTATTTCCGCAGCCGCCACAGCCGCTACTGGCGGGGGTACGGTCTACGCTGTTTACCAAATTAATACCGGGCCGTCCTACGCTGCTCCGCTTTCCGGGTGGGGTGCAAGCACTTGGGGGTCTGGCACATGGGGTATTGGTAGCTCCTCCACGGACGCATTGCGCATCTGGAATCAGGTCAACTGGGGTCAAAACTTGGTGTACGGCCCCCGTGGCGGGCCGATGTACTACTGGGATGCAACCATTGGCATCCGAAATTCCGAGGTGTCACTATCCATTGCAACCCCCTGCGTGATGACAACCACGATTGTCCTTGCAGACAAAACACCAATAACGTTTACCACTACAAGTGCGCTGCCCACAGGCTTGCTGCCGGGTGTTACTTACTATGTTAAGTACATAACCGACACGACTTACAACCTTTCAACTACTTCGGGCGGCGCGTCTATTAATACATCCGGCTCCCAGTCTGGCGCTCAGTTTATTTCTTCACGGGGCATGTTGCTTTCACAGCTTCCCAACTCAGATGGCTACTGCCCGCTTTACCAAAACACGTTTACCGTCTCTGATGCCAGCCGGTTCTTGCTTGTGTTTGGTACAAATGACTACGGCAGCTATATCCTTGACCCCATGCTTATCCGCTGGTCAGATCAGGAATCCCTGACCACATGGTATCCAGCAATCACCAACCAAGCCGGTAGCGTGCGTTTATCGCATGGCTCCAAGATTGTTACTACCCTGCAAAGCCGCCAAGAGATTGTGGTTTGGACAGATTCCTCCCTATATTCATTGCAGTACCTTGGCCCACCCTACGTGTGGAGTTCCCAGCTTCTTGCGGATAATGTGTCTATCGCTGGCCCAAATGCTGCTGCTATGGCCTCGGGTATCAGCTACTGGATGGGCGTAGATAAGTTCTACAAGTACGATGGTCGGGTACAAACCCTGCGTTGTGATTTGCGCCAATACATCTATAGTGATATTAATCAATCCCAGTTTGACCAAGTATTTGCTAGTACTAATGAAGGTTTTAACGAGGTATGGTTTTTCTACTGTTCTGAGAATAGTAATACTGTTGATAAATACGTCATCTATAACTACGCCGAAGATATATGGCAGTATGGCACGATGGCCCGTACAGCATGGTTAGACACCGGCTTGCGTAACTACCCCCTTGCAGCAACTTACAGCTACAACATTGTGAACCACGAGTACGGTGTAGACAATAATGAAACAGCTACGACTCTGGCAATTGAAGCTTCTATAACATCAGCGCAATTTGATATTGGTGATGGACAGTCACTAGCCTTTGTGTGGAGGATGCTGCCTGACCTTACCTTCCGGGGGTCTACGGACGGAACAACTCCTGCGCTGACTATGCAGATACTACCTCTGCTAAATTCAGGTTCTGGGTATAACGATCCAAAGTCAGTAGGCGGCACAAGCACAGATGCATCACAAGCAGTAACTGCAACTCAGTCTTACCCAATAGATTTGGATACTTACAACGGACAGATTTATATCCGGGTTCGTGGACGGCAGATGTCTTTGCGAATTACATCCAACAAGATTGGTACGCAGTGGCAGCTTGGTTCTCCTAGAATTGACCTCAGGCCGGATGGCAGAAGGTAGAGTTATGTACAAATTCCAGTATATAATAAAAGCTCTTTTAGGAGGGCTTATGCCAAAATTTATTGACAGAACCGGGCAGCGTTTTGGAAAATTGTTGGTTGTTGAGGAAGCAGGAAGAAATGCGTTTAAAAAAGTACTTTGGCGGTGTACGTGTGATTGCGGTAAAGACATTAACGTACCTGCTGGAGCATTAGTTACTGGAAACACCACGTCATGCGGGTGTTACCTCAAGGCACAAATTACCAAGCATGGTGGGTGGAAAAAATCTTCATACAACACATGGCGTGCAATGATGCGGCGTTGCACCAACTCAAACGATAAAGACTACCCAAGGTATGGCGCTAAGGGAATAAAAGTTTGCCGTCAGTGGTATGACTATTTACAGTTTGAACGTGATATGGGAGAACCTTTGGGGGAAGAAACGCTAGACCGTATAGACCCGTATGGCGATTACACGCCAGAAAATTGCCGCTGGGCTTCACTGCCAGTACAAGCACGGAACATCCGTTTACATAGTAAAAGTAAAACCGGATATATTGGGGTATCAGAAGTCTATGCTGGGCGCTGGATGGCTAAAGTGTCAAAAGGTAAAAAAGCGTTTTATTCTAAAGTTTTTTCTACGGTTGAAGAAGCCGCTGCCGCCCGCAAAGAACTTGAACGCCTACATTGGGGTATTGCTTAATGACCTACGTTGTAACTTCCGAATTTGAACTCAACCGGGCGGTTGCGCCACGCTTGCCTGCGGCTACTCAACAGTATGATGCTAACTACATCAACCAGTTGAATAACATTTTACGTTTGTACTTTAACCAGCTTGACAACATATTAGGGCAGCTAAAGGCATCCTCAAATACCTCGGGACTACGTGTTCCGTATGGCGCGTTTTCCAGCAACCAAACACAAACTACAACGGCAAACACCGCTGCGTTGATGACACTGAACACCACGGACTTTTCCAATGGTGTAAGTATTGCAAGTTCAAAGATCACGGTAGCAGCCGCAGGGATATACAACCTCCAATTCAGCGCACAAGTGCAGAATCTGGATAACGCTCCGCAAGATCTTTTTATATGGCTTAAACAGAACGGCACAGACATCACCGGCTCCACGGGTAAAGTTGGCATACCGGCTCGTAAAAGCGTGGGTGTTCCATCCCATGATATTAAAGGTTGGAACTACTTTGTTTCTATGGCGGCAAATGATTACATAGAAATTTACTGGTCGCCCACAATTGCCACCGTAACTATTGAGTACTACGCTGCATCAGGCACACCAACCAAGCCCTCAACCCAGTCGGTTGTAGCCACAATGTCGTTTGTCTCGGCGCTGCCGTAAGGAGATAATCATGGGAGGCCAAGCGAAACCTGTACCAACAAAAGCAGAGCTTGCTAAAGCGGCGGCTGCTGCATCTGCCGCCGTTTTAGCTAAGGCTCAAGCTGCTAAGTCAGCAAAAATTCAAGAGTTGGAAAATGCAATAGGCGGGAAACCAGCATGGGTTACTGCGTATAACACCGCTAATAAAGGCAGTTCCGTTATTAGCCCAACAATATGGAATGATGGTTCGCTGCAATACGTCACCAATAATTTGGAGTATTACAACCCTTCCGGGGAGTATATTCATGGGTCGGATACTGGATTCCCTAGTTTGGGAGAAATGCTTGGAAATTGGGCTAAGGGCACTGGGAATATGTTGGCCGACACGGCTACAGACTTATCGCAAACAGTTGTCAGTGGCGTGGAAGCGGCTCTTAAAAACCCTCTTGGGCAAATAGCGTTAGCTGTTGCGCTCCCCGGAATAGGGAGCGCAATTACTGCGCAACTTGTTGAAGCTGGCGTAATGTCGGCAGGGGCTGCTGCAAATGCGGTTGGGGCGGGGATTGCCAAAGCAGCTATCAACATCGCGTCTGGTCAAAACCCTGAAGATGCTATTAAAAACGCGCTTGTTAGTACAGGGTTGGATGTTGCCAATCCTGAAATTACAAAAGCGATCAATAGTGTTGTAAATAACCCCGCTGTAACAAAAGCCATAGTTAATGCAGGTAGCTCGGCGGCTAAGGTTGCCGCGTCTGGAGGTAATTCTGACGCGATAACAAATGCTTTAATTGGTAGTATTGCTAGTAGTGGCGCTACCACAGCAATTAACACCGCCATAACAGACGTTGATCCCACTACAGCCAAAGTGCTTGGGGCAACTATAAGCGGCGCTATTAATAATGGCGCGCAAGGAGCGGTTAGTGGTGCGTTAAATACTCTGGCTACTCAAGCTGGAAAAGAGTTATTAAACCCCTCCCCCGCAACAACGGTTACGGTTGGCGGTACAACTTACGACATAAATAACACGCCTGCGGGGTTTAGGGATACGCCTGAGTCCAGCATGACGACCACCCTAAATGCTCAACTTGATGCTAATAAACGTGATGAGGCTGTTGCCGCTCAATCCCAAGCAGATAGAGAACAGGCTGCTCGTGAAGCTGTGCGGGCATCGGAAAAAACTATTGAGGATACGCTTACAGATGCGGGTTTAGTTCAAAATACTGATGCTACCCAAGCGCTTAATCCCGTAACGGTAAGTGAAAAATCTATACCGCAAGATGACTTGTCATTTACTGGCTCCACAGGTAATAACCGTGTAACCGATTCAAGCCTGCCAGTTAATCCAAATGTAGGCGGAAATATATTAGCTCCTGTAACGGTAACTGGTAAAAAAATAACCGAAGAAGAGCTGCAGGCGCTTGATCCGGTATACATAAACGCAAAACGCGACGACTTAATTCCCTTGGAGCAGATGCCTCCCCTGCCAAGCAATAAAGTAACGGAAGTGGTGGCTGGTAAGCCTGAAGATAAAAATGGGGCAACTATACCAATAGTCATCAAACCAACTACCTCAGCTAAACCTACCCCAACTACTTCAACTACCCCAACTACCCAAACTACCCCAACTACATCAGAACAGCTTTACCAGACCACAACCCAAAGCCAGCCAACAACTTTGGCTGACATAAAGTACTTTATGGATATTTCTGGGGAAGATATTTTGCCGCCCAAAAACCCACGCGATCCATTAGAATCGTTATTAAACCAGTCCTCGCAGCCGATGTCTCTTGATGACTTGCTGCGTCATTTAAGGAGCTAGTATGCCCTACAAAACAGTCACGTATACAAATTATGATGATAATGGCGATCCATTTGAAGACTCCTATGATATTTGGGAGGATGATCCTGTAGATAACACAGATTACAGCAATGAGGGCAACAACAACCCTCCAAGCACCAACAATCCAGATTACAGCAATGAAGGTGCTTCCAATATCTGGGGTACTGCGCCTGACGCTAAATCGCAAAGCCTTTTAGACATAATTAAAACTTTTCCAGCATCTATTCAAAAAAGTTTTTTAACTAAATACACAAAGCCGGGAACTAGTGGAGAAATAGATTGGGGCTCTTTGTTAAGCACTGGTGCGGGGATTGTTGGCGCGTACCAAGCGTATCAGGATGCTAAGACTCCGCCTCCGCCAACAGGTTACCAAGGTGGTATTCCTGCGTACACTGCGGTGCAAGGTCGTGCGGCTGAGCCTGCTGCTGGTGAGCGTCCCGGTGCTGGGCATCAGTACTTTACAGGTATTCAGTTTGCCCCCGCTGCCGGACTACCTGCGGCGCAAGCTACTAGGGACGTTCAACTAGCCAACTTAAATAAGCTTAATGTTGAGAACGCACAAGCTCGTCGCCCTCCTCCTGTCCCAGCCACTCCAGTAACTAATGCTGCACACGGAGGTATTATGGGGTTAGCTCATGGCGGAAAACCAACACATCCACAGGGTACGTACCTAAAAGGAGATACCGATGGTATGGCAGACAAGATTCCGGGAACCATTGACGGTATTCAACCTGCTCGTCTGGCTCACGGGGAGTTTGTTATTCCTGCTGATGTTGTATCTCATCTTGGCAATGGCAACTCTGATGCAGGAGCAAAACAACTCTACAAAATGATGGAAAGAATCCGTATGGCGCGCACAGGTAGTGAAAAGCAGGGCAAAGAAATCAACCCGAGTAAATTTATGCCGGGTGGTCTTGCCCATTATGCTGCTGGCGGTGATGTAAAACGATTTGTTGCAGGGGCTACTGTTCCTGCGGGAACTACTGGAACTGAATCTAATTTATCCAACTGGGCTGGCCCTTACGTTACAGATTTGCTTGGTAAAACCCAAGCACTTACCGGCGCGGCACTAACAAATCCACAGTTTTACCAAGGTGAGCTTACCGCTGGGCCTTCGACGCTTCAAAATCAAGCGTATACAGAAGCAGCAAAACTTCCGGGTCAGTCTTTTACTACTGCTGGAACTGCTGGTACATACATGTCCCCTTACATGCAGAATGTAGTGGATATTCAAAAACGTGAAGCTGAGCGGCAATCAGGTATACAAGGTACTCAGCAACAGGCGCAAGCAGCACAGGCTGGGGCGTTTGGCGGTAGCCGGGATGCCATCCAACGTGCAGAACGTGAACGTAATCTGGGAACCCAGATGAACGACATTCAAGCACAGGGATTGCAGTCTGCATACCAAGCGGCTCAGAATCAGTACAACACTGAGCAGAATAGAAACTTGGCTGGCATTAGCACAATGGCAAACTTAGGCAACACTCAACAGCAGACCGAGCAAGCAGGGCTTACTGCTGCACAGGCACAGTTTGAACAGCAGAAAGCTGACCCATACAAGCAGCTTCAGTTCCAGCAGTCTATGCTTCAGGGTATGCCGGTACAAGCACAGTCGTACAACACGACTACGAATCCCATAGCGGCGGCTGCGGCTGGTGCAACAGGCACTGCTGATATTTTTAAAAGCATATTTGGCGATGCAACTTCAACCCCAGTTAAGCCATAATTAAGGAAGTCGTATGTACAACGAACGAGAAGCCCTTGCATATAGCAATAAGTTGCCCGCGCAACAAGCGGCGATTACTCCGCAATTGCTTGACTTGTTGGCAATGCAAAAAGTTAAGTCTGACAAAGAAGCTGCTGCCAGACAGCTTGCTATGGCTAGTGGGCAAGTGCCGCCCACGGTAGCTAAGGGTTTAGAGCAAGATGCAATGAACTCGGCACGCCAAGAAGTAGCTCAGAAAATAGGCTTGGCAGGACTTGCACAATCTGGCTCTCCCGCTGGCCCAATGCCAAAAGGATTACTAGGGGCTCCTACAAACCTACCTACGGAATATCGTGGCGGCGGGATTATTGCGTTTGCACAAGGTGGTAGCGGGGGCGATGCGCATGGACGTTATCGTCAAGATAAACAAATAGCAGACCAAACAGACGACCAAACAGATGACCAGTCGGTAGATGAATATGCAATATCGCCTTCTGGCGGTGATGCACACGGGCGTTATCGGCAAGATGCTGCAACCCAAGATACACAAGCGCCTAATGAAAACGTTAAATTTAATGATGCTATGCAGGCGGCAGTTTTAAGAGGAATAAATCAAAACCCTGAGGCACTTGGGCGGGAAGAGATAAATATTCAACAAGAAATGTTGAGTCCTAATAGAGAAGCAGCTATTGCCCATAAGCGTGAACAACAAGCAGGATTAAAAGCTTTGTATGAGCGCCAAAAAGCTGAACGCCCAAGTGATTTACGTGTGGCCTTAGATCGTATGGCCCAAAATATTAATGCACCGGGTGGGTTTGGCGGAGCTATGGCGGGTGTTAGTCAAGCAGGACAAGCTGCGCGTGAAGGTTATACCAAACAAGAAATTGTCCAGCTAAATACTCTTAGCGCAATAGATGACGAAATTGATAAAGCTATTGAGAACAACGATGTAAGCAAGTACAACGCCTATGTTGCGCGTAAAAAGGAAGTGCGTGGAGAAATGAAAGACGCCCTTACATCAGGCACTTCTTTGGCTAATGTTTTGGAGT